ACAATGCTACTGGATATGATGTGCTTAAGAAGGTGCAGGAGGAATGTGGTGCAGATATATACCTTTCTAATGGTGTTTTACACGTGCATCCACCAGGTGAGGTTGTCGGGGTGAATCGCTTTTATAACTTTGCGCTGAATGTGGAGGCGGTTAATCTGACCTATCGACAAGCAGCTGATCGCAAGGTTCGTGTAGTGGTTAAAGCTCTTCTTCCTGACGGAACAGTAAAAGAGGTAGAGGTCGGAGCTACTGGTGGTGAGAAGGTAGAAATAAAATGTCCTACTTCTGATGCTGCAAGTATGAAACTTCGTGGCGAACTTGAAGTTAAACGTCGTAGTTTCGACGGCTATGACGGAAGTATCACGACGTGGCTCATACCTGAATGTGTTCCTGGCGATATGGCGTGGCTTTATGATGCGGATTATCCACGTAAGGATGGCTGCTACTTTGTAAGGGCAGTAACAACAACTTTCAGCAGAGACGGTGGTAAACGAAAAATAGAACTTGGATTCAGATTAAGCTAAGGATATGGATCAATATAAGGAATTAAGAGAAAGGTTACGAGGTGTAGCACCACAACAGGAGATGACTGTACTACAAGGTATCGTTAAGAGCGTAAGCGGTCGTACTTGTGATGTGGAAATAGGAAGCCTTCTTGTACCAGATGTTCGCCTTCGTGCATCTGAAACAGATGATAATGGAGAGATGCTGATAGTTCCTAAAGTCGGTACTGCAGTCATCATTGGAAGTCTGTCAGGAGACTATTCAAGCCTTGTCGTCTTAGCTGTGGATCATGTTGAATCTATAACGATAAATGGAGGTAAGCTTGGAGGACTGGTTAATATTGAGGATTTAACCAAGAAACTTAATGAACTGGTTAAAGCTGTCAATAGCCATACACACCAAGGAACTCATGGACCAACTGGTCCGCCTCTGACTAAGGCGCAGAAGTTTAAGAAGACTGATTATGAAGACGTAACTATCAAACATTGAGATGAAAGGTATTACATTGAAAGACTATGAAGTGGTTATACAACCGCATCGAGGACCAGACGGAAAGATTATCTCTGGTCTGGTTATTGGTGACACGCTGCATCAAAATCAGGCTTTGATACTTCACTTACATAAGGGAGAGTTGAAAGAACGACCGATGACTGGCTGTGGCATCAGTGATATGCTGCTTGACAATGATCCTATTTATTGGAGAACGCTCATCAGAGAGCAGCTGGAGATGGACAGACAAACTGTGACTAATATAAAAATAACAACCAAAAGCATCGAAATAGATGCACAATATTAAACTTAAGCAATATGCAAAGAAACACGAAGGAATGGATACAATACGGCTCAGCCATATTTCTACTTGCAAGTGGTGTGACAATGGCTTTTCTGAGTTTCTTCTTCAATGGGGGCGATGTTAAAGACAGCGTGCTGTGGTATGTGTCGCAGACTTTGGTCTATGCCGGCTCAATCTTCGGTGTGGGTATCTACATTCAGAGTAAATGGGGAGATGTGAGAAATTACATCGACCGAGTTGTCAACTCCAAGAACGGAAAGGAGGAAGAATGAGAACGATTAAATATATTGCGGTACACTGCACTGCAAGTCATCAGTCACAGACGATTGAGAGCCTACGACAAGAGTTCCTTCGGAAAGGATGGACTAATCCAGGCTATCACTATGTGGTCAGTCCAGACGGCAAGATTACCCAGCTGCTTGATGAAGACAAAGTGAGTAATGGCGTAAAAGGTTTCAATTCAGTTTCTATCAATGTCGCTTATATTGGCGGTATTGATATTAATGGTAAACCTATCGACAATCGCACAGAGGAACAGAAGCAAAGCCTGCGCTCACTGTTGAAGCTATTGCATAATAAGTACCCTACGGCAGTTATTCAGGGACATCGTGATTTTTCTCCTGACTTGAACCACGATGGAAGAATCACCTCAAACGAGTATATCAAGGCTTGCCCTTGTTTCGATGCAAAGGCAGAATACGCAAACATCTAACAACAACGATATGAAAACATTAAAAGTATTATTAGCAGTTATCCTTACTGTCTTTCTTTTCTCAGCTTGCTCTCATAAGGTCTATGTACCTGTAGAGAGCATAAGCACCGACACGTTGCACGTTGTCAGTCACGATACTATAAGGGTTACGGAACGTTTGACGCCAGTGTCACTTGCATTACCTGAGTATCATCAAGAGCGAGCAACGAAAGACTCTGTCTCTGTCTTGGAGAATGCCTTATATCGCTCAACGGCAAGAATACATAACGGTATCCTCACACACATATTAGAAAGTCTGCCAGGAGCTAAGGTAGAAGGTCTTACAACAGTGCATGACACTATCCGTATAACGATACACGATAAGGATCATAAACAATATAAAGAGAAACCAAAGATAGTTTACAAGGAAAAAGAATTGAGCTGGATTCAAAAGCGAGCAATGGAAACAGGTTTTCTTGCATTCGGTATTCTTATGATGTTAGCTCTTTGTTTCGTAATAAGATGGAAGTTGAAGTGAAATATGGTCAGACCTTGGCTGACATAGCTATACAGGAGTATGGCTCGCTGGAAGCATTGCCTGCTTTGGCTGCTGCTAATGCTATTGGTTTGACTGATACGTTAGAGGCTGGAAGCAGATTGCAACTTCCTGACGTAAGTTTTAACCGATTAATACAACAGTATTGCAAGGCTAATGATGTATCTCCAGCGACAGAGAGAGGTATGACGGATGTCAAGTTAAGGGTATTCAGTGGTGAGTTCTCGCCACAGTTCAATTAAAGTAAACAAAATATGGCTCGTAGTATAGCAGAGATAAAACAAACAATGACAAATGCCTTTATGGCGGATGGTACAGTAAGAGAACGATACGGACTATCGGAGAACGATACCTTTGATGATAGTTTCTCTGTGGTTAGTATCGAGAATATTCTGTTTTACATCGTGGCTGCCTGTAGCCATGTACTGGAGGTTCTGTTCGACCAGTTCAAGGCAGATGTAGATGAGAAAATCAGTCGTGCTGTAGTCGCAAGCGTACCTTGGTATTATAAGATTGCAAAAGAGTTCCAGTATGGTGACGCTCTTGTATTCAATGAGGCTACACAGCAATATTCCTATCCAAAGGAAGATGAGAAGAAAAGGCTCGTTAAATATGTAGCAGTACGTGATAGAGGGTCTTCAGTGGAGATACTTGCTTCAGGTGAAACAGGTGGGCAGCCAACTGTTCTTTCAGATGATGTTCTGACAGCGTTCAAACAATATTTGAACCGCGTTAAAATAGCAGGTGTCATTCTTTCGGTTCGTTCTTTACCTGCAGATAGTATCAGTATCACTGCAACGATACGTATCGACCCATTGGTAATTGACAGGACAGGAACAAGAATCGAAGACGGTAGTTTTGTTGTTGAGAATGCAGTAAACGCTTATCTCAGAAATATAATCTATGGTGGCACATTCAATAAGACAAAATTAGTTGATGCTATACAGAATGTGGAAGGTGTGTTGGATGTGGAGCTCCACGCATGTAAGTATAGTACAGATGGAATGACATATAATGATATCAACGGTAATAATTATACCGCTGTTAGCGGAAGTTTTTCCCCTGTTAACTTAAGAAATGCATTAGTCTATGTGGTATAAATTGGATGTTATAAAACTTGGTTTTCAATTGCTACCTCCTATATTGAGAAGCAAGGTGATTGTGGCTTTGCTCAAAGCAATGCTGAGAGGAATAAGAGACTTGTATAATCGATTCTATAGTTATCGCACCGATGTCTTGAATCGACTCACCATTACTGCAGGTGTACAATACATAGAAAAGGTTCTGAATGATGCCTTCTTCCTTACAAAACGTCAAATATACATAGTATCTGCAGGGCAGAAAGTTCAGACAGTTTTACATTTCAAGAGTGAAGGTCTTGCTCCTGTCTATGTGAGTGGTAGTTCTCCCTTGTACATCAGAGCCTATGACGATGTACCTAAAGAGGCCTCTTTTATTGTCTATGTGCCGTCTTTTCTATGCACCTCTACATCTGCTGCAGAAGATAAGTATGGCGGACAGCATTTGACAACTATATTAAACCTATTGAATCATTATAAACCTGCGGGACGCTCTTTCCGCATAGAAATATACGAATATGAATAAGATACTCTTTAGCGAGGGCGGACAGCCCCTCTACATCGATGATATCAAGACATTACAGGAGAACCCAGCTAATCAGATGTCTGCACTCCTTCAGGCTCTTGGTGCAAACACCTCTGTCTTTTTACTTGACCGGTTTCAAGGAGAATTAAAGAAGATTGATCAAAGTGCTGCGACGACTACCTTCCAAACTAAGAAAAATTGGTTGGTGCTTGACGGAGTTATCCATGAAATAAAGGAAACAACTCTTGTTGCACACAGTTGGAATGACCCTTTGTATGTAGGTGTTAGAAAATCTAATTCTGATGTACGTACATTTGAGGATGGACAAGAACATGCATGTAGGGAGACAGCAGAGGCTTTTCTGTCATTTGAGAAAACAGAAGGAGCCTTTAATGTCTTCGAGTTGAAAACTCTTTTTGACCTTATAGGTCCGAAGATGAAAGTTGAGTCGCAAGAATGGAAAGAAGAGGACGATGCCTTCTCACATCCTGTGAATGGTTATCATGGTACAATTCGAAAAAAAAGAGGACCAGGTTTTTTAATTAAGAAGATTTCGCTTGAAAGTGATAATACAGAATGGACCGATGGACCAGGGGTTGTGTTTAAGTACCCAACAACACGTGTTCCCGTTCCCCCTATATTCTCAGAATCTTTTTTAGTTGGAGTAAAAAACAAAGATGGTCAGCGTCAGATAGTTTGTATCATGCAAGCAGATGGAGAAGGAAAAATTGTAGGCACTCTGGGAGATTCCAGCCTTCCTGCTCCAATGAATTGTACAATTGAAACATATTTCTTCATACCGACATAAAAAATAACTATGGATACAATATATAATCTGCTCAAGCGAGCAAAGGAACTCAAAGAGAAAAGTCAAGTAGACAGCATTACGCCAGAAGAGGTTGGTAAGCTGCACGAGGATACATTAGCATACATAGCTTCATTGGAACAGTCTACTGATGGACTTGGCATTAAAAAGGTTTATCAGTCTAAGTCAGCTATGGAGGCTGACACAGACCCAGTCGGAACTAACGGCAAGGCTCTCCGATATGGTCAGTTAGTAAGCATCTATGACGATGCACACACAGATGGTTATGAGAATGGAAATATTTATGCATATCAGAAGCCAGGGTGGCTGCTAATGGGTAAGGTTGGTGATAAGGTTACTCTTCCTATTGTGCAGGAGGTTGGTAACAGCGAAGACTCGGTAATGTCGCAGAAAGCGGTGACAGATGCAATCAAAAAGGAGTCAGATAGTTCGTATATAAACACCCCTTTGCAGGAAATTGGAAAATATAAAAAAATTCATCTTTCAACTGGTTTGCCAGCCAACGCTATATCTGCAGATTTTACAACACTTGCTTTTGATTTGTCAGGATTCACTGGAAAATTAAATATAGAGCGTATTGGGAAAGCTAATGAATACGATGTTTATTCATTGATTAAAGATAGAAAGGCAAAGATGTTTGAGAGAATAAGTAAAGAAAATACGGAGATAGACATAAGCGATGTAGATTATTTATTCGTAGCAGGTTATAAAAAGACGTATAACGTAACATCTTTTGAGAAAACCATAGACAAGACTATAAGATCGCTGGCAAAAAACTTCGAAAATATCGTTGATTATCAAGAACACAAAGTCAATCACCTTTTGAAAGATATTGTTAAACACTCTGCAAGAGATGGTTGGGGTAACGATTTTAGAGTTTCGGAAGTAAAAGGCTTAGAACTGTATTGTCATAACATAGATGTTGTAGTTCTTTCCTCAAGAAATATAAAAACAAATAGTACAAAAGAAATAGGTCGTTATGTCGTTGTTGAAGGCGTGAACGTAATTGTTTTTGAAAAAAAACTTACGCTTTCAAAAGATGAAAGATTATTTGTGTTTTCTATATGTGGAGGGTTAAAGGCTACAGACACAGGAGGTGTTGGTATGTACGAAGGTGAGCAGTTGCATCAAGGATGGGAAATTGCATACAATATTATTTCTGACGAAAAGAGAATAACGAATAAGCAAATTTACAATGATGTTGAGAGCTTAAAAAAGAATATTTCTAACTTAACTGGGAAAGTAATTGCAAAAGGCAAATGGCAGTCATTAGGCACTTCCATTACGTGGTATAACAATAATGTGAGTTCAAAATTCACAGCTGGCTATCAGACACGAGTGCAAGAGTATATCGCATTTGATAGTTTTATCAATGGAGGTGTAAATGGGGGTGTGTTAAATACGGCGATACAACAAGTGCAAAGAGCAGATTATTACACTATTGAGCATGGGGTAAACGATTGGGGACGTTCTACTCCTGTAGGCACAATAGATGATTATATATCAAACTCAAACAACGGAACATTTGCAGCAATTTATCGCAAGTTGATAGATACTATTTATATGAGAAATGGTGATGCAAAAATTATATTATGTACACCTCGAAGAGCGTATGGATTTAGCGGCTTCCTCCCAGATGATAGTCTTGCAGAGAAAAATGGTATTCGCCTTTCTGATTATGCAGACCTTATAAAACAAATTGCAGCCAGAGAATCTTTTCCTGTGTGTGATTGGTTCTACGAAAGTGGCTGCAATCAGCGTAATCTTACCGATCTATCAATTGATGTCGCTTTGCATCCTAATGATAGAGGGTATCAGCAGATGTCAAAATTACTTGTGGATACCTTTCTGAAGATTATATAGCCATAGCAAATGCTCTTTTTTTGGGGGGTAGAAAAGCCCCCAGCCTGTTAATAAGCAACGCCAATCACTTTTAACAATGTACGCCACAAGAGCGCGACCGGGGGCAAATATCCTCGCTCACTCTTGTGGCGTTTTATTGTATAATAAAAGTGATTGGCGTTGCAAATTTACGAAATTTATTAGATATGAAGATAATTGAGATTGTAAAAATTAACAGGGAACTATTAAGAAACCTCCATATAGCAGGAGTTAGATTGAATGATGCAAAATATATAGATCTATATACTGAATATAGACAAATGTTGGAAAATCATGAAAAAGTGTCTTACATAGTGGCAGTACTTGCCGTAAAATACGCTATAAGTGAACGTAAAGTATATGGCCTTATCAAGCGATTTCAAACAGACTGCAATTTGTTTGCAGTGTAATCAGTATATACGCTTATGTTTGTGAAAGGAAAACTTACGACCTTTGCATCATGACAAAGAAAAAGAATTATTCAGCTCCGCTCCCCTTCGTAGGTCAGAAGCGGATGTTCGCAAAAGAATTTAAGAAGGTGTTAGAACAGTTCCCAGACGGAACAACGTTTGTTGATTTATTCGGAGGCAGTGGCTTGCTGTCGCATATTACAAAGTCCGAGAAACCACATTCTAAAGTCGTGTATAATGATTTTGATGGATATAGGCTACGTCTGGAACACGTGTCACAGACTAATGAATTACTCTCTGAGCTTAGAAAGATAGTTCGTGAACTGCCTAAGCATAAGCCTATTGTTGGAGAAGCACGCAAACAGATTTTTGAGTGCTTAATTAAACATCAAGATCGTTATGGTTATTTGGACTTCATCACGATATCGTCTTCTCTCTTATTTTCGATGAAGTATTGTCTGAATATTGACGACATGAACAAGGAGACGTTGTATAACAATATTCGCTCTACTGATTATCCGCTTTGTGATGGCTATTTGGATGGTTTAACAATTGTTTCAGCAGACTATAAACAAGTCTTTAATCAGTATAAGGATACTCCAAATGTCGTATTTTTGGTTGACCCTCCTTACCTCAGTACTGAAGTTGGTACTTATAAGATGTATTGGAAGCTTGCTGATTACCTCGATGTACTGTCAGTTCTTGCTGGACATTCATTTGTTTACTTCACAAGCAATAAGTCGTCTATACTTGAACTCTGTGACTGGATAGGTCGAAATAAGCATATCGGCAATCCATTTGAGAAGTGTACTAAAGTAGAATTCAATGCTCGCATGAATTATAACTCAACTTATACAGATATGATGCTGTATAAGAATGCTGGTTAAATGATATTCAAATGCTGATAAAACGATGAATAAATACTACAAGATTTTAGACAGGATCATTCATACTGGAAAGCAACAGTGTAACAAGAAAGGGGAAATTAGGTATCTGTTGAACGAACAGCTAACACTTACTCCTTCAGACTTACTCGACATCTTCGAAACTCACGGTATAGCACGTAGGAAGCTAAAGGATGAGCTACAACTGTTCATGCAAGGTGAAAGGCAGATTGAGAAATATCGTAAGGCAGGTATTGCTTGGTGGGATTATTGTGGTTCAATCCTTGTCAATAGTTATCCTACGTATCTGGAGAAATTGCCTCCACTGATAGAGAAGATAAATCGTGAAAAGCGTAGCAGCAAGAATTATGTGTTGTTTTTAGGCGAGACTGGTGCAGAAACTAATCAAGCACCCTGTCTTAGCCTTGTACAGTTCCAAATAGATGAAGGTGAACTTGTCATATCAGCCTTTCAGCGCAGTTCTGACGCTAATTTAGGTCTGCCTGCAGATATCTATCATCTATATCTGATGTCAAGGCAAATAGATCTTCCGTTGAAATCTATAACGCTCAATCTTGCTAATGTCCATATATACAAAAACAATATAGAACCTACAAAAGAACTTCTCGGTAGTAATGAAGATATAAAGTTTGAACTTAACGTATAATCTAAAAGGTGGCAAAATCTTGCAGAATTATCCAAGTCTTGCAAGAATTTGCCACCTTTTTACTGTTGTGTGCGTGTTGAGAATTGTTACTTTTCGTTTTGCATCAAAATATCACTTTTCGTTTTGCAATGCACCTACTTTTCGTTTTGTCGGATTAATATAACCCACGACCCAGCGGTTCTAATGGGACGTACTGATACTAGGATGTGTGAGACGGACATACTTAGTCTTAACTTGCAAGGCTATCTATAAGTTACATCCAACATACTTAAATGAGATAAAGAGAAGTAAGGTAATACTGATGTGACCATAAGTGACACTTCAAGGGAGGCTCTCTTGCAATGCAAGAAGGCGTTTCTTTGATGTAAAGGGAGGCT